CTTTAGCCAATATCTACTGTTGTTTGGAGCCGGCCCTTCTTACGGGCCTTCCTCTTAATTGCGATCGATCTTTTGCTATTAGGGCTAGTATAAAACGAACCCTTAGCTGGATCATTAAGACCGCAAAAAACAAAGGTTTATATTGGATGAAGAAACGTCTTAAGTCCTTTTTCGAGGACTTTCGCGCCCTGTCGTTAGATCCTGATCATCAGCCAGGTAGTCTAGTAAAATCCGGAATGCTCTGTTATAGGAGCGTTTTTGGGCCTCTTTTTGAAGGCCGAGATTCTCTAGAGAGAGCTAAGCTCTATTTCATGGTTTCTACCGCGAAAAGAGCTCTTGCTCTACCTGATGACGAAGAATTGCTTGAATCTCTGAGAAAGTTTAAGGTTAATGTCGAAAAGATCAGAAGTCGCCTGCCTGAGGCGACGTATGAAGCTGCTCGCAACTATGCTTCTTCTTATGTTGAAGCTAATTGTAAGCGCCTCGGTAGAGGCGATTTGTTACGCGCCCTTCATATACCGATTTCTTCTTCAGCAACCAAAGACTCATCTGTTGAACAGGGAGGTTTCTTTCATGCTTACAATTGCATCGAAAAAGTAGCAACGCTTTTTCCTATAGCGGTGCCGATCGATCTCCGTCCAGGAGCATCGACTCTTTTATACGATGCATTTGGTCTTCCGGTTAGACTAAACCGGAGAAGCAAGAAAGAACCTCGTATTGGAACTATCTTCAATAAAGTCTTCGATCGTAAGATCGTGTCCGAGTACGGACACAATGAGGATGATGAAGAGGAGGAAGATGACGTCCTGTTGCCAGGACTGACTTGTGATTCTTTGAATGCACAAGGGATGCTTATTGCATCTTTCATTTCTGCCCTTCACCCATCCGCTTTCGGTGAAGACTTCATTGATAGTGAGCCCGGTCTTGTCTGTGATTATCATTGGACCTCTCTTCTGTCTCTGTTTGAGAGACCTGAAGATATTCCTCGTTGGAATTTTAGGTTTACGATTCACGGACGTACCGCGTTAGCTGACGCGGTCGACGATGCGGGAGGAAAGTCGAGGACGATAACTTTGTGCTCATCGTGGTTAGTTTTGGCACAACACTGTCTTAGGACTGTGTATGTTCCTATCCTTGAACGGGATGGGAATTGTGTATTGAACTTTAAACACGATAAGACAAATACCATCCTGAAGAAGATATCAGGATCGACTCGTCCAGTACTTTCCCTAGATCTGTCATGTGCTACTGATACATTCGATAGGCGACTCTGTAAGGAGTTAATCGATGGTTTCCATCGAAGCTTAAAGAATGTTGAGCCCATGTTAACGGTTATGTTGAGAGAGCTTCAATTCCTGTCAGTTCCTGACTGGATTATTGACTTTCGAAAAACCGATGATCTACTCTATAGTTTCCAATCAGTCGTAGGAATTATGATGGGGACTCCAGACTCATGGATCGTACTAAACTTGTACAACAAGTTTTGTCGCAGTCTCGCTAAGACTGCGTACGATCTGGGTCATGATTGGAGGACCTTTCTTGAGGTCCCTTGTGTCCTAATTCCGAAGACTGTGTTCTGCGGTGATGATTGTATCAGTGACGGAGATCTCGACGAACTCAGATTATTCGTCGAGATTCTGACAGAATCCGG